GACTACAATATACGAAAGTGAATTGAATTTACCAAATCAAAGTTCGTGTTCCCATTTGAAAAAATTTCCACGAATACCTTTTTTGTATTCCCGACCTGAAAGATGTGCCGATATACATGATGGGAAAGTGTCTAACGTCTCTGTCCATTCACGAATTGATTTACGTTGGCCAACATACTGTCCCGAAACACAAATAACATATCCTTTGAATCTTGAATTTTTTTCTCCCGTATGTAATTCACGCAATTTTTGTCTTCCCTCATCAGAGAATTGAATTTGACGTTTCACACCAATTCTTTTTGACGCGCGTTCTTCTGAATGTTTCACACCACGAAGGGACTCTGCTATTTTTTTACGAGTTTCCGGATTGTGTTTCTTCCCATAGAAGTGATGTTTTTCACCAAGTTGAGCAACCTTCATCTTTTGTATGCTTTCTTCGGAGTGTTTCTTTCCTTTACGGGATTGAGTCAATTTTTCTTTGTGTTCTGGACTAAGCTTCTTTCCAAAATTATAGTGGTTTACACCCCTTGCTGAAAACCCTACACTTCTATTGTGCATATTGTAGAAATTGGGATTATTACCTGCATCATAATAATTCAACCAATACTCTTCCCTCTCCATAAGTTGTTCAAAAGAAGAACACTCTTCAAGTATTTCTTTCTTGAAGTTTTCTTTCCCATACTTATTGATTGCATTTTTTATACAAATACCCGAACCAAGATAATTTGGGTTGTTGCGACCATCTCTACCAATGTATTGTTTACCATTCACCAAATTGGTGGTCTTATAGATGACCATAACGTTCTCCTATTCATTTGATATGTAGTTGTTTCTCTACTAATAAATATCAAATTGAAAAACAAAAGCCGTGGATTCGGAGCGATTGTGTAGGAGTCGAGAAACAAACTACGAATCAAATGAATTCCACGGCTATTATTTAGATACAAGACCGTTATATGATGTTTCCGGTATTGCGATGAAAACTTCTTCTGAATATTTATTTCCAAAATGTAGTATTTCATCTTCTTTTGATTCACCGAAAAGTAAATTCATTACCTTTTGGTTAAAAAGGTATTCGTCATTTTGTTTAGATATTAGAATACCCCCATTGTACCCCCAAACACCATCCTTACTTGATAATTTACTACCAAATTCGTGAGCAACTGTTTTAGATGTAGTCCAGCTCTGAATTTCCAAATGAGGTGTGTATTGTATTGGTTTCATACATTTTACATATTGGATTGAGCCAAATTTTATTTTTTTCCAATCTTTTGGTGAAGTTTTTTTCAATTTCAAAATTGTTTTTTCGTTTACAACTCGAATTCCGCGGTATATTGTTGTGCCATCTGGTGTTGTTGGTTTGAAAATGGAAGGAAATACTTTAGCAGCGTTTTTGAATAAATCCTCATAAGAATATAGATTATTTACAACCTTTTTATTATTAGAACCAACCCATTTCAAAAGAATTTTGAGTATTATCTCCTCATCTTTTGTATTTTGTTCAGAACCAGTTTTACCCTGCAAATTAACAATTTTGTTATAAAACTTATTATGTTTTTTATCACCAAATACAATATCACCAAACACTTTTTTGGGGTCTGTATCTAATTCCAATAATATGTCTTTCAGTTTTATCATACATATAAATATCACTCCCGAATCTTTTGTCTAAATCCATCCAGTGAATTGAAGTTATTGACGAGCCACTCATCCCAATTCGTTATTACACCACGAAGTTTATCTTGAAGACACATTGTTTCAAGTTGAATCTTATTTAGACCACCAATCTCTCCATCAACCATATGGCGTATGTTTGACTTTGTTGAAGATGGAATATCAACGTCTAACAATTGCATCAACTTATAATTTCTTTCTAGGTTAGGAATGTTTTGTTTTAGTTCTGTCATAACTTTGGCTTTACCATCATACAATTTACAACTTTCTATGAACTCTTCCAAAGGAATTCTTCTTGGTTCTGCTAATTGTGGAAAGTGTTTTTGAATTGTCTTGTCTCCCATACCACGGATTCCTGGAATGGAATCGGAGTTATCACCAAGTAGAGCTTTGTAGATGGTGAAGTTTTCACACGATACTCCGTAATCCTCAAGTAAGTTATCTGGCTTATACATTTTTTTCTTTGTGGGAACATAAACATTTACATTCTCTGAAACCAATTGGAGAAAATCTCGGTCATTGGATAGGATGTAAACCTTTTCCTTGAAGTAGGATGCCAAATAAGCGATAACATCATCAGCTTCAATATGGTCAACCACGATTGTTGTGAGTGGAAGATTTTGGAGGTATTCGTAAAGACGAACCATCTGCCATTTCATGGATGCCTGTTCGTCAGCTAAATCTTCAAATCCAACTGCACGATTGAGACGGGACTTGATTGCCCGACGTTCCTTGTAGTTATCAAAGATTTTACGTCTACGATGTGAACCACCCTTACCATCAAAGACAACTACAACTCTCGTAGGTTTTACCATACGAATTGTGGCACCAAGTGATTTCATAAATCCTGAAAGTCCACCGACGTGTTGACCATCTTCGTTGAGTGTTGGAATTGCGGAGAATACACGGATGAAAAGATTGGTTCCATCCACTACGAGAACCCTACTATCTCGGTGGAGATTATCTGCGTTTTTGTGTTCTTCTTCTACTTCTTTGAGTAGGTCTTTGTATTTCCGAATCATCATAATGTATTCCGTGTGAATTTGAATGGACTACAATATATGAAATTTTCGGGAGATTTCCAAATGAAAAAGGGAACCGAAGTTCCCTTTTGTTATTTCATCTTTTTCAAGTCGTTCAATTTTATCTACCAATCATTTTTAAAAGTCTTTCGGTTTCTTTCATTAGTTTACCTATGGATTTTCCTTGTCTGTTTATTCCAAATACACCTTTAACAAATTCTGACATTTGTGAATTTGTCAATGAATTTCCACCTTCACTATCTTCCAAAGATGCTCTCATTTTCTTTATAGTTGATGAAGAAGTGTTCAGTTCTTCAATTGAATCTTCTGTTAAATTGAGTATAACACCGATCAATTGCTTTATTCTATTTACTTCTTCTGTGGTATAGACATAGTTAGAACCCTGTTTCTTGAATTCTTTTAATACCTTTGATGCTTCGGCGAGCAATTCTTTTCTAGTTGATAATTTCATTTTGGACTCCAAAAAAAAAAAATACTTTGGTTTATATGATATAAATATGGTACACAAAAAAAAAATAACAAATTTTCGGGAGATTTCCAAATGAAAAAGGGAACCGAAGTTCCCTTTGAAGTTTTACAGAAGATTGTGTCTCTTCCTTATGGACTCTTCCATTTTTTTAGCATCTTTGTTGATAGAATCTATTTCAGCATCGGATACATAGATTGCCCCAGCTATTCTATCTTTCACTATACGCTTGTAATAATCTGGACTCAATTCGCCTGCATATGAATATGGATCAATATTGAACATGGCCTTTACAAATTTTTCGTTCCCACCGTATTTGTTCATTACAGTATTTATTCTAGCTTTTATTTTTTTGTTTATCTCATATACCTGCAATTCTAGCTCCGCCTTCTTTTTATTCAATTCTTTACGAATATCTGGGGCACCTCTGCTTCCTTTTTTTACAGATGCGTGATCGGCTTCTATTTTTCGTATCTCATCATTTATCTTTTTTATGTTGATCGCATGATTATAGAGTGGCTTGTCTTGTGAAACAGCTCGCATCATTTCATCAATTATTGGTTGTAGTTCTTTATCGAAAAATCTGTTTTGAAAATATTTCCTCAAAAAAACATCAATACCCATTCCAGCACCGGCGGCGGCAATTGCAGCGAATAAAAACAATGAAAGGCCAGGATATTCCGATGCATTCCCTGACCTACCAAGACCAGCCATCAATACACCAATCGTTCCTGCTGCAAATGGTAATTTGTCTGCAATCTTTGACCAAATACTGTATAACAAACCTTCGTTCAGATTTTGTTTATTTTCATTACGAATCTGACGTAATACGTCGTCGGCTTCTTTCAGTAGTTGTTTTCTACTTGATAATTTCATTTTGGACTCCGATTACTTCATCTTTTTGATGTCAGATTCAACTGCCCTGATAATTCTTTCAATTTCAGGAAGTACCGATTCCAATTGTTTGAGTTCACGAATAGTCGCCTTTACGTTTGAAATTACAAGACGTAATGGATAGATTGACTCATCAGCAGCTTTTGCAAACTTCTTTGCATCCTTTGGCGGCGCGCCGTGTTGTATTTCAAGATAGCGGAAGAAATTTTCAACGTCATCATCATACTTTTCGAGCAAATCTTCATGAATTACAATTGCAATGGCATCTTCCATCCAATGTTTTACTTTTTCAACATCACGTTGTGGAACAGCAGCTTCATTTAGTGATTTTCTGATTTCTGTAAGTTTCATTTCTGATTCTTTCAGAAGTTCTTTTCTACTTGATAATTTCATTTTGGACTCCAAAAAAAATACTTTGGTTATATGATATAAATATGGTACACAAAAAAAAATAACAAATTTTCGGGAGATTTCCAAATGAAAAAGGGAACCGAAGTTCCCCTTTGTTATTTAATCACATTTGTTTTTGAATGTGTGTACTGACACCAATTAGTTGCCTAGACGGATAGATTCTGTCATTTCTTTTGCGTCATTTTGTAGTGTAGTATATTCTTCTGGGTATGCTGTCATGTAAAATGTTATACGTCTTTTTACCCAATCTTTTAGTTCTTGATCGGAATAATCTTTGCTTGGAGAAGAACGTCCACTCCCCCGTATGTTGCCTTTGAATGAATCGCGGTTCGCAGCCATCTTTCTCAACAATGGTATCATAGATGGGTCGTCCAATGTTTTAGATACCGATGTTTGAATGATGCCATCTAATTTTTTTCCAATAGTTTCTATTTCGGATTGAATTTTTGCGTATTCACTCGTATTTCGATTGGCACTACGTTGCTGAGTCAATGTCATTAACATTTTCAAAAGACGTTGCACCTCCGTGTTTTTCACAATCTGTGAGATACATTTGTCAAAAACTGGCTTTATATCTTTATCATAGTGTTTATTTGACAGGTATTTTTCAAAGAACGCCATAATATCACCGAATCGCATACCCGCCGTCAAGATTCCTACCGCCACTGGAATAGACAAAGGAGTCGAAGCTCCTATTAGGGTCGAGGCTGCCAGTATTCCTAGATGTCCACCAGTTGTATCCAACTTTGTTTCGATCTTATTGAGCATATTATAAAGAAAACCTTCGTTAATTTTATCTTTTGCAACAGTTTTCTTGAATGTTTCTTGTATTCGCCTACCTTCTTGTATCAGGTCTTTCATTTTTTACTCCAAAAAAAATACTTTGGTTTATATGATATAAATATGGGGTGAAGATTTTTTTCTTCACCCCATACTAAATCAAACCTCGTCTAACAGCGGTTCGTCCGTAATTGATACATCATCAATTCTGACTTCATCTGTTTTCTGGTATTGCATCACCACCTTTTCGGCGATGGAATCGTAGACCACTTCTTTGTATTCAGGGTTACTGATTATCTTTGATACAAAGTCCTTACTTTGGAACTTGATAATCTCTCCTGTTGTTTGGTCTGTCCATTCATACCAAGCACCGCTTTGTCTCACCAGATTATAATCCTTCATTGTTTCCAACCAAGAACCATAATCATCTATACCGCTATCAAAATAGACGGCATATTCAGCCTCTCTTAAAGGGGGCCCGCAACGATTTTTTACGAGCTTTGCCTTTACTCGTGAACCCACGATTGTATCTTGTCCGTTCACCTTTGCCTTGATGGCACCGATGGATGATAGACGGATTCGTACCGAGGCGTGGAATGGAATTCCCTTACCACCAGGAGTAGTCCACGGGTCAGAGAAAGCCGGTGCATTCAACTTTTGACGAAGTTGGTTTGTAAAGATAAGGCAGATACGTTCACGACCAATCAAGTTCGTAATCTTTCTCATCGCCTTTGAGATGATGAGTGCCTTTGCAGTTGCATAACCATCCTTATCAAAGTCAGCCGCCATCTCTGTCTTTGTTGAAGCTCCTGCAATAGAGTCAACAACGATAGTCACAAGTCGGTTCTTATCTGATGAACGAACCTTCTCAATAATGGTCTCTACCGTTTCGAAAATATCTTCCACCGTTTCGAGTGGAACATATAACATCTCTTTTAGATTGAGACCGATGGCTGAAAGAAACTCTGTTGAAAGGGCATTTTCTGTGTCAATGTAGACAGCAAGACCACCCTTCTTTTGAGTGTTGAGTAGGGTGTGAGCGGCAAGT